CTTTTGATACTTTTCTATCGAGCCGATTTCCAAATTAACTTTTCTTACTTTCTTCATATTTGCTCCTTGTCCAGCTCTCTTTGAGCCTCGGCTTTAGGGTCTACTTCGTCCTTCTGGGATAAAGCTATTTTGTCCTCTAGCCAAGAAATCATCTCGGCTAGTTGTTTCTCTGTAGTTCCCCAAATTCCTGAATTATCCACCCAATGGTCAAAATCAAAAAATAGGTATATCCCTTTTTCGGTAATGTGAATTACTGCTTTTTCGACTTTTGAGTTTTCGTTGAAATCCATGACTCTATTTACTAAAGTCTCAATTAAACAGCGTATATCATTATTTAATTTCATTAAAATGGTATCTCCTCTGTCTCTACTACTCTTTTAGCCTTAACTTTAGTTAAATTATCTTTAGCTAAATCAATCTGCCCTTGAGTAACAGGAGCTTTCTTTTTAGCTGCACCAGGCATTAATCTAGGAGCATTAGCATTAACTAAATCTTTGACAGCAACTTTCTTAATGCTTGCATATTTTTCGTAAAAATCTGCTGCATCAGGGAAAAGCTCAACAGACAAAGCTAAATCTTCCTCAGAATATTCAACTTCTGGAATATCTGTTATTATCTCCGCATATTTTTCAATGAAATTGAATTGAGCTTTATTGTCGTACTCATTTTTTTTATCATAAATTCTTTCTCTTACGGTAAAACTTTCTCTTTCAGGTGAAAAGTATCCTTCCACTTGGTAGAATAAACCAAAATCAGAAATAAAATCACCTCTAACCTGCACTGAACCACTTTGAAAAACTGTAGCCCAAAGCTGAATATCTGGCTTAGGTCGCTGCCCTTTTTCGCCTTTACTGTTAGTATAATCCTCTATTTCTACGGGTTTACCTTCCATGAATAAATTAATAAAAGTTGAAGGCTTTTTAGACTGCTTATCTTCAAAAGTTATTTTTTCGCCTTTAACTGACTGCAAGGCTATTTTTTTGTAAAAAAGATAACCTTCATAAAGGTCACCTGAACCTGCTTGTTTTGTGATTACTATTTCTATGTCTGCTGCTTTCATGTTTTGTTTTTCTCCTTTTTAGAAATTTACAACTGGTTTTATTTTTGCCGATGGCTTTGCTTCTGCCGTTGGCTCTTGTGAATCTGGGTCGCTATCTCCATCATCAATAGCAAAGAGTCCACACAAAGCATACTTGCGGGCGTAACTAGAGCAAGCTCCAGTGATCTGTGCTTCATCTGAGCCTTTTTTGCTTAATGGCTCACGAGCGTAAGCTGATTTGGATATCTCTTGACCTTCCAAAGTTGAGAGTGTTGCCGTTGATTTTAGATAAAAGCGATCACCAAGTAAAATCATTTCATCTTGCAGTGTTAAAATGCACTGCTCTTGCTTTAAAAGTGGCTTAACTGCGGCTAAAATACTTTCTGCGTTACGATACAAGTAGTTAGCAAAGTTGTTTTTTAAATTTCTTGGAGATCTTAACTCCATTTGGATTTTATGCAGGCTTTCGGTTATGCTAGGCATGTTTATTCTTTTCCTCCAAATTGAAGGTACATTTTTTCACAAGCTGGCACTGCTTCCACGCCTTCTATATTTTCACCATCTTTGAGTATGGCTTCTTTTAGTTTAGAGTTATCTAACTCTAAGCTAATTTTCTCTTTAAAAAACTCTTTAGGTATTAAAGCCTTATCATAGACCTTAATGCTTGGAGCTAAAGATTTAAACTGAACAGTACCCTGAAAAGTCTTAAGGTTCTTAGACTTACTAAAGTCTATTTGACTTCTGGCAAAGGCTTCTGCTTCTGCCGAAAATCTGTTATTTAAATTTTCTAGCTTTGCTTCTGTTTCCTTAAGCATTGCCTCTGATTGAGACTTGATAGTTTCAATGCGGCTATTGTATTCCCTAACTTTCCTTAAATACCATTCAAGGCTTTTTATATCGTCTATTTTAAAAGCTTCTTTTTCCTGTTCCATAATTTCCTTTCCTTATTATATTATAACATATGCTGTTATGTCAATGTTAAGAATATTCCTGATAAATATATTTTTTCTTTTCATCTTCTTTATTTAAAAGAGCGACTTCTGCAAGTCTTCTTTTTTTAAGTCCTGATTCAGAAGCTAGACCTTTGTTTACTTTCTGTCTCATTACCCAGCTAGCACCGTCCTTATTTCCATTAGCAGCAAGCTTAACGGCTTTAGTGCAGCCATGTCTGCCTGCGTTGTAGCAATAACTTACAAGTGCGTCATGCTCATTCTGCTTGGCACTTGGGAATAGTGATAGTACATGCTTGCTATCAAGCTCTAAATGTTTAACCATGCGGCTTTTAGCCTCGGTTTTGCTTACACATTCCCATTTATTGGTAGCCTTAGTACCAAAGCCATTAGACCACTGAGACACATCCCAATAAGCACAAGAGGAGAAGCCTTCCAAGCTGATTATGAATAGTAGTAATGATTGGTTAATCATGCCATCACCTCATCAAATCTTTTTTTAAGCTCTTCTGGGTAGTTTTCGTGTAGCCATAGGAACAATTCATAGGCATTATTGAAATCTAAATATAACTGATCGTCATAATATTTAGATTTTACATAAACCTCATACATACTTCTAAAAAAGCACTTTTTTATTATTTTAGGCTCTTGCAATGATATACAGTAGCAATCATCTAGCTTTAAGGGCAAGCACGCCTCCAAAGCTGCTTTTGGGATGATTGGAATAACTAAACCAACAACCCTATACTTGCTCATTCGGTAACTTATCTCATCTTCGATAGATGTTAAAGATAATCCTGTTCCGTGGAGGTGTATTCTAATAAACGTCTGGTTTAAGTTGTATTGATCTCTATACTCATACAAGCTTTTCCAGCAAACTTTACTAAAATCATAGCCCAGTTCAAAAATTTTTTTAGATTCCTCGTAACTGCAATTTAGTTCAATCATCTCCCAATCCTCCTGATTCCAGTCTCAGCAAGTCTAGGCTCATGGTAATAAGTAGCCCCTATTCTAGTATGCGATTCTGAGCTTGAAAGAGCTGTTAATCTAGACTGTTCCTCTAGTTTCTCCATTAGCTCTACAGTCCTTTGAGACTGAGATAAAAGCCTATTAGACTCTAGGTAGTTTCTCTTAGCTCTGCGATACTCAGCTTCTGCGTATCTTTGATTCTCTCTGTGGATATTCAAAGCATCTCTGGCGATTTGCAGATTAGGTACGTCTGCTAGTGCAGCTTGACCTAAAAGTAAAAGTGATAGTAGTATTGTTTTTTTCATTTTTCCTTCCCGTTAAATTTTCCTAAAAATTATCCTATCGTAAGACTTAGAGCCATCCGAATAAGGCTTACTTAAGTCAAACAACATAACTGTTAAAAGCCCTATTTGTTTTTTAAATTGGACTCCCTGTTTTTGTAGTTCAAGCTGAACAAGCTCTATAGCCTGCTTAGATTCCACTGGAAGCCATTTTTGGCGGTCTAATTCTCTCATCCCAAGTACCTCCCAACTGTTACGGCTACAGCTAGGATAGCTATTACTACGACAAAATTAATAATTAATTGCACTGTTTTTAATTCTTCTAGTTCGTTCATTTTGTTTTCTTTTCCTTCTTTAGTTATTATTCCACGTCTTATGATATTATATCAACTCTTTAGCTGATTTTTTATTTCTTTTTTCATTGTTTTTCCTCTCCCTGCTTGTGCCTTCTGCTTTGGACATGCTCTTTAACGATCTTAGAAATTCTCTTTTGTGCTTCTAGCTCATCTATGTCAGGATTCAAGAGCCTGAAAGCCTCGATCTTAAGGGTTAAGTCCTTGTAGATAGGGTTTGCTGTAACTGGTGGTAAAGCACTAAATGGAGCTGCGATCTCATTATCTAGCTCTTCGTCTAGGATTTTAAATTTGCGATCAACATTGTTTAGCCAGTAATGGTGTACTTGCCATTTCAGGATAGCGTTATCGGAATCTTTGACCAGTAAGCCTAGTCTACGGCTAACATCTTTAATTTTTTCAGCGTAATCTAAAAACTCTTGATGGAGTTCTTTTAGTTCTGCTTGGATTTCTGCTAGGTCGTTCATATTGTTTCTCCCTTTAAAGCGAATTGCCAGTTTTTGCCGTTGGTTTTGTTGATAGTACCTAAGCCTGCTTCTTGCATAAGCTCAAATAGATAGCGGGCATAATCAGAAGGTTTATCAACACGTTGAGTAATAGTTTTAGCGATTTCATTAATTGTTCTTTTAGCTAAAGGCTTATCAAGAATTTTATTGATAAATTGTTGATCTTTGCTTTTGATGGTTTTAACATAAAATAGTTTTTCAGCATGGGAAATGTAAGCCACAATTAAGGAAAAAGCATTTTCGCTGGTAGTTCTGCTAACTGGTCTATCGTAAGACAGATAAGAGAAGTGCGAATCAAGAATATGCAACAAAATAGAAAGCCTTAAGAAAAACCCAAAGCATTTAGTGTAATATGCTTGCATTGCTGGTGTTGGAGCTTTATCTATCTCTTCATTAAAATAATCTGATACCCATTCGACATAATCATAATCAGCAAAGACTAAGCTAGCACCCTCTGAGCTAATAATATGGGAATAGAGCTTAGTTAATATCGAATCATTTAAGACTACATCGTCTGGGTTTTTTTCTCTTGATACTGTTTCGTGGATAATATAGGCGAATCTCTGCCATAAGCCGTTATCTTTATCTCCATCTTTGGAATATAAATCTTTTAATACTTGAGGTTGAATCCCACCAGTGAGGCTAATAGCCGATTTGACGAGTTCAATATCTGTTTCTTTTCTAGCTACTGAAATAAAAGTACCTGCACCTAGTGACAGTAATGTTTCTTTATCTTCTCCCCGTCCACCCTTATAAGCACCAAGAGAATTAAAGAGACCTTTAAGCTCATCCTTGACCCATAAAAGCCCATTAGGGTTATCTGAGTGAGCTTTCAATGTAGTCTCCATTGTTGAATCAGATAAATAAAATCTTTTTCTTTTAGGTTCTGGTAATTCCTCTTGAAATTCCTCAAGAGAAGTATCTTTTTTCTTTTTCTTTTTAACTTCTTGAAATTCTTTAAGCTGCTGTTTATAAACTTCTAAAGCTTCGTACTGCAAGACTGTTAAGGGCTTCATTAGGTTATTTAAGATAGGTGTTTTGCCTGATCCTACGGGTAAACCCACCATAGACCACCAAAAAGCATGTTCTTTGTGTCTTCGGTGTGAAATAGTGAATTTAGTACCCGCTAGACTGCCCACTATGGAAAGAAATAAACTGAATGCTGCTTCTACTGGGAAGTCTTTGTATGGAACTGAGGAAATGCCATATAGATAGGCATATAATGGTGATGGCAGTATATCCTGCAAACAAAATTGAGCTTGGGATTCCTTGTTTTTACCGAGTAATTTAATTTCGTCTAATGCGATTAATTTGTTAAGCTCATTAAACTCTTGAATTAAGGATTGAACTTTGGGTAAATCATCTTGGTGAAATTTTATTTCGCTTTTAATTCTTTTTTCTTCTTTAGCTTTATATGCCTTGAAAATTCTTTTAAGAGTGAATCTAACATTAGATGGAATATCTGCTACGTCTCTTAATAGTTCAATGTATCCAAGCAGATCAGAATAATTTAGTTCTTCTACCTTGCTTTTAACTGTGAATATTTCTATAGGTTCATTAGCATTATGCAATGCCAGCATAGCTAAAAAGACTTTGCGATTATCGTCATTTGAAAAATAATCAGCTTTTAATTCATAGATTAAATACTTACATTCTGCGTGCTGAAGAATAGCACCCAATAAAGCTTGTTCATTTTTCATTCGATTAACCTTTAGCTACCCAAGCTTTCAGCAACTCCAATAAAAAATAATCCCAAGTTACACCACTTGGTTTAAACTCTTTCAGCTTTTCTATTGTTTCCAGGTGGATATTTAATCCCGATTTCTTCATACTTATATATATATCAGATTTATCTAACAAGTAACTTAGTAATTAGTTTAATTTGTTTTTATGTTGAGCCGCAACTTAAATACCCCCGCTCTTACGAGCTGCTCTGTCGAGCTTGCAGGATATTTGACTAGCTTGCTCATCTGTTTCTAGTTTTCCGTCATTTGAGTGTTTTCCGTCATAGTTTGACGGACTCTATAATATAGACTAGGTATACTTATCGAGAGTTTTTCCGTCATTTCGTCATTTTCGTCTAGAAAAATAAATAAATGAAATAATTAATCAATATGTATATATATATTATTATTTATAACTTCACTTATTCATTACGGAAATGACGGAAAAGACGGAAAAGACTGGATAGGCGGACTAGGCTTGTATTATAGCTTTCGTCATTTTGACGGAAAGTAAAAAGATATGACGGAAAAGACGGAAAACTATTTACTCTAGATTACTCAACCTAATGATAGTAGCTCTAGGCTTGATTATCCAAGTATTCGATAATCTCGAATAGTTGAGCTGTCAAGGATTACTTGACTGCTTTTAATTCCCCCTTATTCGAGGGAATTAAAACTTTATTCCAAAATTAAAAATTTTGGCTGTTGTCATTTGTTTTACCATCAGAACCAGTTGCCTTTATAATACAGGCAACTGAAATTAAAAATTTTGGCTGGGTTTAAGCTTGAATGATTTTTATTTTCCTTTGCTCATTGTCCTGAATCGCGAACCAATAAGCATCATTGTAAACATATAAATCATTTCCGTTTATACCCTTAATCTTGGCTTCAGCGAGAATGTTATAATCATAACCAGTTAGGAACTGGATAACATCCCCTACTTTAAATTTAGGGTTAATTCCCTTGTCGTAACCCTTACGACTTAAATATTCAGAAACTTCTCTAACTTTACAGTTTTCTTTTTCGTCTATTTTGTATACCATAATTAAATTTCCTTTTTTCTTTTCCTGAATCCTCGCTCTAAATATTTTCGTTCTCTTGAATAACTCCTAATCTAACCAAGAAATTAGCTATCGCATTGGATACTCTAATTCCCAGTATCTCTAAGTAATACTCATCATTCATTAAATCGTGTTGTGTTTTGAATATTGTCATTTGTTTTTTTCCTTTATCTGGTGATAACCAGTTCCAGCACTTGGATTAGTAAGTGCTAGAATCGGTTAGCTTGATGATAGTTCTAAAAACTTTCGTAACCATCTTGCAAGTGTTGCGGTAAATCTTCCAGCTCAAATTCAAATTCAAATTCTACGTTAATTGGCTCTTCGCTGTCCTCCTCATCAAAGCTATAACAGTTCCACATATTGTTGAAATTTGGATGACTTTTAAAGTAATTAATTAAATCTATTTCAAAATTAAGTTTATTTTTGGCATAGCCATAACTTAATCTTTTTTGGAATTCCAGCGAGTCAATTGCTTCGTCCACTGCGAATAAGCTGTAATCGCTTACGCCTTCGATAGTTTCTATTGTTGTTTTTATTGTGTGTTCCATTGTTGTCATTTGTTTATTTTTCCTTTTATTTAATAAATTCTAAAAAACTATTATTGGCTTTTGTTTTGACAGATTCTAAACGAGATGTTTCACCTAAAACAAAATTTCCAGCTAAAAACTGAAATAAATTATAGGAAAGAGAACTTAAAAGCCCGTTTTCCATCTCAAATCCTTCACACTTAGCTAAAAATGGAAGTTTTCTTAAGACTTCTTTAGCGAACATAGTATCTATTAATTCACATTCGCTATTGGTTTGAGAGAAGATTCTCTTTGGAGTAAAATCGTGAAGTAGCTCACTTATTTCATGGCAGTCTTCTATAGTTAATTCTATAGAATTATTTTTTTTAGACTTATTCCTACTGTGTGTAGCTCTTTTTAAAAAAGAAACTATTAAATCTATATCTATTTCATAATTAATTTTAATCATTTTCATTTTTTCCTTTTTCCTTTATCTGGTGATAACCAGTTCCAGCATATGCTATTAGATATGCTAGAAGCGGTTAGCTTGATGATAGTTCTATGCAACTTTAAATAATCGATTGAAAGTTTCTTGCTCTTTTACTGTAACCTCTTCTGGATACATTTCATTTATGATCAAATCTAATGTTCTATAAAGAATATCTCTATTTAATTTACCTTCAGCAAGGTAACTAATCCTTGAAACTTCTTTATCTTTAATCTCAGTAGCTGTTACCCTGTGTAATTTATTTAAATAATAACCACGAGTTCTAATGGGAATATCTACCTTGTAGTAATCAGCTAAAAATACTAATTCACTACCCGTTATTTTTTTATCTTGCTTAATTCCTTCAGATACTAGCTGATTGAATTTTTCTATTTCTATTAATTCTTTGCTCAAGTTACGTAAAAATATCTTAGCTGATTCTAGTAAATCTTCTTTCTTTTCAATCTGATCTCTTTCTAGTTGCCATTTTGTCATTTGAACTGGTTTACTGGTAGGATAATATTTTAATGTTGTTGAATATACTGCACCATCCCAATTATCCGTATACTCTTCATGGCTATATAGATAACCATCAGTATGCTTTTTAGCATAGTGTCCGTAAGAACATTTACCATTTGCTTGTAACCATACCGAGTTATGGCTATTGTTCTTAATTAACTCTCTTATTCCTAAGCAAGTAGCATTAGTCAATATGCCATTTTTTCTTTTTATTAAGACACCTATGTAGTTATTCATTTTTTTATTTTCCTTTTTTCTTTAACTGGTGCTTACCAGTTCTACACCATGCCGTTGAGATGGTGTAGAATCGGTTAGCTGATAGTTTTAAGCAAAGTATGAATCTAGTTTATTCAAGTTCTCATCATCTATGACTAGCTGGTTATTGTCATTTCTGAAAGAGACTATTAACTTAGGTTCATTAGTACCTTGTAGCCATAAATCTATGGAACGTGAGACCACCAGAGGAAAATCTAATTTTGGGTCATCTAATTCCTCGTGTAGGTTTAATTTAAAAGTACCATTGCTACAATAATGTTCATAATCATCAGCTGAAAGATTTTTATGATAATTAGAATAGACTTGCAAGCCCTGTAACATGCTTTTAATTGAGAGAGTTGCAAGGTAACTACTTTCTTTAATTTCTAGTATTTTGTTAATTTCCTTCTCGACACTATAAGCTAATACCGCCAAGCTATCAGCTTCTAATATTTTTTTATCGATTTGTATTTTAATTGTCATTTTTTTATCTCCTGAAGCAGTTTTAAGACTTGCTAGGTCTTTGGTTTATTGAATTCTTTTTAAGCCAGTGTCAGTCTCAGTTATTAAAATATACCTTTCCGATTCAGGAAACTTACTTGTACTGCTGTAAGCAAAATCTAAACTGCCACTCCATACATTCACGTAGTTTAAGTGGTCATCGATTAAATCGTTTAATTTCTCTTCTGGAGTTCCTGAATAATCATCTAAGTGACTTATTCTATTAAGCCCTGTTTGAGCTTCTTTAATGTCTCGGCTTATTGCGTAATATATCGTCATTTACTTACTCTCCCTTTCTGTTACTTTGCTAGCTGCTATACAAGCCTTATCAGCTCTTGACTCTATCTTTGCTATCGCAAAAGCTAAGTCTATTTCTGTAATCCTACCTGCTAAGATATCAGACAAAATAGCCATGTCTTTCAGCTCAGCATGCACAGGTAGTTTTAACCCATGCTTTTTCAACTGCTGGTTTAGCAGGCTTTTAATGTTTTTTAAGTGGTCAAATTTTTTCATTTCTTTACTCCTTAAGCAGTTTAAAGACTTGCTCAGGTCATCCTAATAATTAAATGCTCCAAGTGTCTAGAATTACCTCTAACTCAGAGAAACTGAACCTAGCTTCTAAATACTCGTAACCATAACCATAATGAAGATGATCCTCGATTACTGCTATATCCTTAGCTGTGATATTGTATTTTTCTATTAGTTGATTGTTTTTCATTTCTTTTTCCTTAAGCAGTTTAAAGACTTGCTTAGGTCTTGGTCTAATTAACAATAAAAAATAAAGCCATCTTCACATGGCTCTATATTGTTTTTTTTGTTGCACGAGTGCAACAAATTGTATCCAGTATCAGTATCTGGATACTGAGTAAACATAGCTAAGTTAGCTTCTACTATGTTTTTAAAGCCTATGAATCTTAGACTAAACTCTTGACTAACAATTTGTTTTCTTTCCATACTTCTATTATACCATAATGTCATAAGAAAGCAACACTTTTATTAAATATTTTTTTATCAATCAAATAACTTATAAATCCTTGAAATGCACTACTGGACTAGGTTTCAAGGGATTATATAGTTATGGTGTGATATATTAAATATATTTAATGTTCTATTGTCTTATGTCATAAGTAAAACAACAAAAAGATACTAATACTAGCCTCGCTTGTTTTTAATCGTTACGCCGATAAGTAAGGAATGTTGATTAGAAAGCCTTTATAACCCTATAGTCCACTATAGGCTTTATTACTACTGTAACCCTATAGTCCACTTTAGACTTTATATTAATTAAACCCTATAGTCCACTTTAGGCTTAATTGTTAGGTATAACTTTTACCTACTAGTAGGTAGGTAAAATTGAATAGTTGCTTTCTGAGAATGAGTTTTATTCGTTTCTCGTTTTTGTTTAGAATGAGAAATGATGTTAATGTGTCGAGCAGGGTAACACATGCAAGCGATAAAGAATATATAAGAGAGAGATCATCAGTCATCAATCATTAATCACTATAAGATACCCCCCAATACTCGGTAGCTACCCCTTAATTTCTGTATATTATCTTTAACAACATACTGAAATGGCTCTACAATCACGTTCTTACTTAAGATAATATAATGTTATCTTGAATATGGCACTGTATAAGGGTAATTCTAGAGTAATAAAAGCAGAAAAGTATTTACGGGTAACATCCTTTACCCCATGCCACCCCTTTAAATTATCACTGCATCCCCTCTCGCTACACATAAAAAATTTCAAATTTCAGCAATGTAATAAACCAACCTAACAACCAACTAGAAAACTTCACAAAACCCCTTTATTCTGCCACAGGTTAAAAGAAAACCTTATTAAAGCCATAATCATCCCAAGAATAAAAAGAAATTGATTTAAACCGATTTAAACAAGCAATAACTAACCACATAAAAATCTATGTGATTAAACCGAAAGACTAGAGTTTTCAATGCAGGCTAGTGAGAGCTAGAAGGATAAAGTCCCGCTGAGATATATTTAAATTAACAGTGGTATATTTTTATATATCGTGGTATATTGTTGATTATGGAAAGAAATTTAACAGATACTTTTACTGTTGGTAGTAGTTATAGGTTTCAGTTTGATTCCAGTTTCGCTACTGATTGGACGGAAGTAGTAGGCATAATCCCACCTTCTTGGGTTGTAGTTAGAGAAGACCTTGGGGCATTTGAGGAATTAATCAATTTAAATAATGTTGCCAGAGTATTTGGTCGTAATTTCAAAAAGGCAGTGGAAGATGGTGAATGAATTTGATCTAGCAAGAATCAAGAAGCTAGATGACCTTAAAATTGGTGCATTGTATATAGTGCGAATTGATAACCCTATTAGTAAAGGGTTGTATATGGAGTATGAGGATTTAAAGTTTATTGGTGTAGAAGACGGCAACCCCACTTTTATAGACCAGCGTATCCGTCCTAGTTCACCGTATTACAATGAGCCAATGTTTTTAAAAGCTTCTAGCTTTGAGTCTGGTGAGTCTTACTCTTTTAGTATTTATGAACAAGAGGGGATTAAAAGTGAAACCTAAGCAAGAAAAGTATTTAATTTCTATAAGCAGGGAATTTTCAGAAGAGCTGATAACGAAGCTTGGCAAGACTAAGGGTGTTACTTGGGAGTATTTGCTTAAGAGGTTATTGGAGAAGGTAGAGGAATTGGAGGAGAAAGAATGAGAAAAGAAGATGAAGAAGCTTGGGTAATCCCTTTTTGTATTAATGAATTGCAGAAATTAAACAAGAAGTTAGAAGAGTATACTCCATTTAATCCGAATCTAGCAGAATTAACAATACAAGAAGTTGTTTATAAACTTTCAATAGAAATGCAAATGCAAAATTATGTTTTAATGACAGCACTTAGGCATTTGCACGAAAAAGATAAAACAAAGTAAGATGGAGATACAGTGTCTTTTAATAATTTTTACGATTTAGATAAAGGTGATCTTAATAAAGCTTCTGAAAAGAACACGGAACACAGGCTTGGGCGTTATATTTACCGTAGAATTGATAATACTAATTACACTATAGTAGTAAACCAAGATCATTTTATTGAATTTCACAATCTTACGGGAAATAGGACTTTAAATTTGCCTGATCTTGCGACAGTTCCAGTAGGACAAACTTATATTATTATGAAAGATGGTTCAGGGCATAGTATTACTTTAGACCCTTTTAGCTCTCAAACGGTAAATGGTTCTGCGACTTATGTTCTTAGTGGAAGTCATGCGACTATTAACTTAATTGCAACCCCAACGGAGTGGCACACATGGTAAAACGAATTGAGCCATTACCCGAAACATTACCAATATTTGATACGGAGCATTTAAACCATCAATTAATTCAGGATTTTTGGCAAATATTTATTGCTTTCCGCCAAGACCCAAACCGAAGCCCTAAGATTAGACCAACTGGGGATATTGCGATGCGAGTTTACGGGGAAAAGTTAGGAGAGAAAGGGCATCGACTAAAAACTAGAGCTGTTTTATTAAACATAATGCACCGCTATGGGTTTTCTGAGCGTTTTAAGATTGGAGAAAAAGCCTATCTCCGTAAGTTTAGGGAAGCAAATAAGCAGAAAGAAGAATCTTTAAAAACCGAAGCCCAAATGCACGATGAATTAGGGAAGGAAGTTTACGAAAAAGCAGTTAAGGCATTAGCTCAAGGTTATGGGTATAAGACGGTAGCTACAAGATTAAACATTCCTGAAAGCACTGTAAAAAGTATTTCTTGTTCTAAACCAGTACAAGAATTAATTAAGGATTTAAGGGATAAATCTTTACGCAAAACTGAATCTGAAATATTCGAGGAACTTATGGCAGAAAATAAAGAAGTTAAAGAAAAGTATACGCAATTAATACCCAAGCTTGCCCAAACAGTAGAAGAGTTGCAAGATAAAATAAGCAAATATATTGATGACCCAGAAGCTTACGGGATTTCACACGAGACTGTTTTTAAAGAAAGTTTAAAAATAATGAAGATGTATGGGGAGGCAACAGAGCAATTAACCCCTAAAAAAGAAATTAAGGGTGGGCAAGACGAAGCATATAAAATTATTATAGAAATGTCTCAAAAAAACCAATTACCAAGTGCAGAAGCAGAAAAATTGCTTGAGGCGAAATATCAACCGCCAAAATTACTGGAATGATTTTAGATAGACTATACACTAATGAAGATTTTACCCCAGAGTTTATTACTTTAAAAATGACTCAATGGGCAAATGACCCTTTTCTTTGGATGGTCGAACAGGTCTTTACGATTGATGAATCGGATAGAGGCAGTCCATTAAAACGCTTTCCGCCTTATGCTTATATTAAGCATTTAATTGATGAATATTTTAAAAATAAAGTTATTGTTGTTAATAAAACAAGGCGTATGATGGCAACGCATATTTTTAGTACATTAATGGTACATCAGCTTTTATTTGTTCCTTATTCTGAAAATGTCATTGTTTCAATAAATGAAGATCGAGCTAAAAAGGTTATCGCTACAAGATGTAAAGCGGTATATGATAAGTTAGATTTTCGCTTCCCTTATCCTAAATTAACCGAAGGGAAAGAGATTAGAGTCTCCGAAATGCGAAATCCTGTAATCGGTTCAACAATTACAGCATTGCCATCAGGTTCAGATAAATGCAGAGGTCTAACAATTACTAATGCTTTTTATGATGAGTTAGCTTTTCAACAAAACGTAGATCAAAACTTAAAGGCTTTAAAGCCTGCTTTAGAGGGGGGAGGAAGAGCAGCTTTAGTATCAACTCCACGTTTTGGTACTAAATTCCAAGAGTTGGTAACTAAAATTGCTAAAAATTCACAAATTGAAAAGTTAATGACTGGTTTAGCTAAATATCGCAATGAATATAACCAAACTGTATTACAGCTTCATTATACCGCTAATCCGTTTAAACGTAGCGATGAATGGTATCACGCTGAACGATATGGAGCTTATCCTAACGGTGAGCCAATTCCTGGAGCATCAGGAGTAGATACATATACTTGGGATCAAGAATACGAACTTAAGTTTACCGTTCCAGTTGGCAAACCTGTAATCCCCGAATTTTCTAGAGAAATTCATTGCGAGCCGTATAAAGATTGTCCATTTGATGAAGATTTACCTTTACATATCGGAATTGACTTTGGTTCACATTATCCAGCAGTTGTATTTTTGCAGAAGGATTCTTTAAATCGCTGCATTTTGCATGATGGGATTTTAGCAGAAGATATGGAGTTAGAAAATTTCATGGCTTTAATTGCTGAATATATTGCTAAACATTTCCCCAATGCCGAATATATTTTACATGCAGACCCAGCAGGAAAATCAGCTAACAGTCAAGGTACTGCACCGCCTGCATTTAAGATATTAGAAAAGTTTTTTAAACGTAAAGTTCATGGGATAAAATCTGCTCCATCAGATAGAGCTATAGCAATACGAAATAAAATGTCTCGTAGAATTGGTGATGCTATGGGAGTCATCGTTAATCCTGCGGGGGGAATGTTTATTTCTAAAAATGGAGATGAGCGAAACGGGTTATTCGTTGAAACTTTTGAAACAGGCTGGGTTTATGATATGCCAAAAGAGGGGGCTTATCATATTAAAGAAGAGCCAAAGAAAGATGGGTTTTATGAACACTTAATGGATGCTCTCGGATATGCTTTTATCAATGTATTTCCTTTGTTAAAAAATAATACTATTACTCGAAGTTCAAAGCCTAAACGCAAATTTTTGCATTATTAAAATAGTAATATACTTAAAGTGTAACTTACCCTTAAGGAGATTTTTAAACATGGCAAGGACAAATTTAAACATTGTTGGCGTTAGAGCATCAAACGCAACAGATTTAGTTGATGTTACTGGAGTCGATACAAAAGATACTATTGCTCCAATCACATCAGGTAGAACGGACATCGTAGCAGTTGGTGCTAACGCTGCAAATGGTACTCCGATTACATCTTACAATGGTGTAACTGCAACATTAAAGCAAAGTTTAGCAATACACTATAATTTTGCTACGGATGGCGGAGCTATTGGTACTATTCAACTTAGAGGCGGCGTACTACCAGCAAACGCAGTTATCACTAATGCTTGGGTCGAAGTAACAACTGCATTTTTACCAATAACAACTTCAACATTCGCAATCGGTTTAACTGATGCAGCAACAGCACTAAGAACAGCAGTCGTAGCGACTTCTGCTCCAGCACTAAACGCAACTGGCTATGTAGCAGTAATTGCTCCACAAACTCCAGCTTCGTTTGTAACAAAAGCAGCAACAAACAGAAACTTTATCGCGACAATAGCATCTGGTGCTTTCACGGCTGGTGCTTTTGTACTTCACGTTGATTATGTTGTATCTGCACTAGATACTTCAACTGCTGCAACTAACTAAAAATGGCTGATATAACTACTGCTCTATTAAATGGCGTAAGCCCTAGTACGACAGGGACGTTTTATTCTCGTGGGTTCTCAACAAGAGACCTGCGAGATATTTCGTTTTTTCTTTTAATGCCATCAACAACTGGCACAGTTAGCACCTTAGATATATCTATAGAAGAATTTGACACTATAGATGCAAATGGTGATCCAGCTAATGCAGAAAGAGTTAGAACTGTATCATTAACAACTCCAGCGAACAGCGTAGTAACAGCATTCACTCAAGTAGTAGCAGGGACAAGTTCCCCAGATGCAACGCTTCAACAAAAATTAAATTCAAAGGATAACAACCTGAATAAATTTATTCGTGTAAAATATGTAGTAGCAGGAACAGCAACGCATTTTACTAATATTAATGTAATTATGGCAGCTAATCAGAAAGTGTGAATAAGCTTGATATAAACGAAATACCCGATAGCCAACTAGAAGCCTTCTCTAGTCATATTAATACCCTAATTAATTCAGTAAAAAACAATAACGATTTTTACAATGCAAGAGAAATTATAGATAAGGTTATCTTGCAAGATGAAGATGTTGATTTATCTGATCGTAATAGCGTAATTTATCAAAGACTTAACAATGATAATTTAATTGAACGTGTTGTTGAAGAAGAAGATATTGATGAATTTTCAACATTAAAAGACCCTATCCTTTATCGCATTTATAGGACTTGGGTAAACAATATTAAAAATGCGTGCTTCCCAACAAGCGGAGATTATGTAGATATTAACAGAAATTTTAGCTCTCAATTTTACAAGATGGGATTAAAAAAGTTTTTACCCGAAGTTAATCAAGCTTGGATAAATATTATTAAAACTGAAAATCAAAGATTTAATTTTAAAAAGAAATATTCAGCAGCAATAGCCGAGCTAGTAGCCTATGGCAATACTGGCATTGTTCATTATTACGACCCCTCAGAGAATATTGTTAATATAAAAACTCCAGGTATCGGAAGATTTAGCATTTATCCAATGACGGATAATTGGAGAGAGTCGAATTTAATTCTTGAATACGATATTAATTACAGCGATTTATTAAATAGGGAAGATTTAAACCCTGAATTAATAGAAGCAATTAAGCCCGTGTTAAACTACAATGATTTAGGCGATAATGAATTTATTGGCTCAACTAATCGTTTAACTGATGTAGCAACTCAAGCACCTTATGGACAAGTTCGCTGCTATGACATATTTTTACCAAGTGTTTATTTAGAAGATAGGCAAGATCGCAAAAACCCAATTACTGCTAAAGGTGTTTATGTTACTGCAATACAAGCACCAGAAACAGTAGAGGGAACAGACCTAGAAGCTTTTGGCTTTAAAGATAATTTAGTTATTTTAGCAGCGTATCAAGATGTAAGCCCACACGACCACGGGATATGTTTAGCAGCAGCAGGAACAACTTTACCTGGAGTGTTTTATCATCAAGGCTTTATTAGACCTTTCTTGTCTCATCAATTATTATTAAATCAATTAATTTCGGGAACTTCTAGGGTTGTTGGTTTGTTATGCGATCCACCATTAAATCTCCTTCGCAATCAAGATTATGATTATGAGAACAGGACTGAAATCCCAGCATTTGAGCCAGGGGCAATGTATGAAGGCTTTGATGTTAAGGCTTTAGTTCCACCTGAATATAACCAAGTGGTTTCTCAATATGGTGCTTTAACGCAGGTAGTAACTAATATTGTTGAGCAAAGTTCAGGCTTAAGTAAAGCTCAAATGTCGGGGGTTACTTCTTCTCGGACTTCTGCAAGCGAGATTAAAGAAGTCGTATCAAGCGGGCAATTAAATATAGTTGATGCTTCTAACCAATTTGACGAAGAAGTTTTACAACCTTCTGTTAGTAACCGAATTATTTTAACTCAACAATTTTTAAGACAACAAATAGAAGAGATCGAAGATCCTGCAATGCGTGAAGCGATATTGCTTGAAAATCCTTTATTTGAGCGTTTATTAAACTATTCAGGCATAGAAGAAATGTATGAGCAGTTTTATGAAGAGAATCAAAACGAACTTGATAAAAACTCTGAAATTATAGATACAATAGAAGGCTTATTCGGAGAGATTGAGCAGCTTCAACAATTTGCAGCTTCTCCACCTAAAGATTTTGTACCACCAGACGTTACGATAAACCCTGAAACTTTAGAGCAAACTCCAAATGCAGCAGAGATTGAACAGCTTAAAATGCAGCATGAGCAAAACGAAAAGGCTCAACGAGACCAAGCCTTAAATGATGTTAAATTAAAACAAAAAGAAATTGAACGCAAGCAAAAAGAAATTAATAGAAATGTTCAAGAAATCCCAGAGCCATCATTAGGTTTATATTACGATTTGTTAGTTTACCCAATTAAAGAATCAGATGTTCAAATTACTGGCTCAAAAACAACTTTAAGTAAGGAATATGCAAGGCAAAATTTAAAAGAATTTGTTGGTTTCTTACAGGCAGCACCAGAGGTATTAGCAGAGTATGATATGAGTTCAGTGGTAGAATATTTTGCTAGAACTCTATCAATTCCATTAAATAAACTTAAAAAAGACGAAGCAGAGAAAAGAAGAGATGAAGCGGCTAGGCAGCAGCAGGCAGAATTTGAGCAAGAATTGCAATTAAAATATGCTCAAAATCCTGGAGCGCAACCACCAAAGTTTAGATAAGTTATGCAAGGTAAAGTACAAAAGTTTATTAAAAGTGGAAGCAATCAATTTGATGCTTCATTAGACAGAGCCATCGAAAAAGTTAAAACAACATACCCAAGTGAATGGCAGTTTATTTTAGATTATATTGATTCTCAAGCAACAATTACGCCTAAAGTGTTAAACCTGACAATCGAAGAGGCGGCAAAAGAAGCTTACGGGATAGGGAAAGTGTCAAAAATAGTTTATAGATTGACAAATTCAAAAGAAGAGTAGATAGGAGTAAGACAAGATGACTGATGAATTAAATGTAACAGAAGACCAAATCCTTGACGGAACAGAGGCAACAACAGAAGAAACCGCAACAGAAGAACCTCAAGGAATTGAAAGCTGGCTAACAGAAGATGAGCCAGAAACAAAGCAAGAAGACAATGTATTGCCAAATGTAGTAAAGGATTTATACGCAGAAATAGAAGCATTAAAAGCAGAAAAACAAAAACCTGCACAACAAGAGGAAGAGAAACCCGCAGAAAAAGCAGCGACTTTAGCGGAAATGCAGAAACTTTTAGATCAAAGAGATCAAATGGCTAAACAAGAAAAAATGCTAGAAGCAAATTATAATGCTTGTGCGGCAGTGATTGATTCTTATTTAGACGGAGTAGATGTTTCCATTAACAAAGTTTGCGGAGAGGATAACCCAAACAAAGATTTTTTAGTTAATTCTGCGCAAGAATCTTTAGAGCTTGCAATTATAAAAACTCGAATACAAGCAGAAGCAGCAGGTAAAATCTTAACGCCAGAAGACATAAAACGCATAACGAAATGGCACGCTAAAAAGTTTGTATCTGTATTTAAGAAATTTGAGAAAGGCGGTACTCCACAGGAAACCAAAGCTGGAGCAATCGGTACGGCAGTTAAACCTTCAAGCCTTAACGCAACAGAAAGAATAAATTTTCAAAAAGAATATGCAAGGGCAAGACAAGAAGGGAAATTAACTTATCAAATGGCAGTTAAAGCTAGAGAGATGGGTTTAAATTTGAATAAATAAAACAGAAATATACTTTAGATGTACCCCTTAAGAAAGGGGCAAGTCTAAGGAGATATTTCACAAATGGTAAACCCAATTAATAGTGTTCTTTCAATTAACGATGCAAGAACGTATATGGAAGATGTCCAATCGGACATCATTAAAACCTCTGGAGTTAGAGCGCCTTTCTTGATGAAACACATGAGAACTGTGAGCAAAATGGGTTCTAAAGTTCAATGGTTTCAACAAGCAATTTCAAGGGGTGTATTAACTTTATCTGGTAGTTATTCAGCAGGTGCTACAACTATAACAGTAAACGCACCGACAAGAGCTAACCCTTTTGATACTGAAATTAAGCCAGGGGTAACAAGATTAGTTAATCAATCTGGTAGTGCAAAGTGGTTAATCACTGGAGTGAATGGAACATTTACAAGTTTAACTGTTCAGCTTTTAAGTGGCTACTCTGACCCAACAAGCTTGGCTTCTGGAACGCAACTATTCACAGATAGATCAGGCGAGATTGGTGATGGTTTCGGGGCAAATAATGACGTAGCATTAGCAGGTTCTGATTACAATTTCTACTCTAATTTCTTCCACGACATTCAAATCGCTGGTCCAGTAGCAAATGGTAAATTCAATTACGCTGGTATCAATGAGTTGGATTTTAGCAACCAAGAAGAAAATTTACTTCCTACTATAATCCGTATGCTTGAAAGAAAAGCACTTAAGGATATTCGCTTAGAGGGTTCAAACCCATTAACCGCAGATGGTTTTACTAGAACTTCTGGTACTGGCGCTCAAGCAGGTGGCGTGAAATTCTACATTGAAAACGGTGGTGGATACACGGTTACTGGTGGTAGTGCGAGCTTAACTGAGGCTACTGTAGAAGCTGACGTAATCGCTCTCAGAGATCGTGGAGCATTACAAGGCCCTAAAGTATTTACTAGACCAACGGATCTAACTGAAATTGATATGTATGTATCAGAGAATGGCTTATCTGCTTTACAATCTCAAGTTCGTTTCCAAAGAGAAAACGCACAAAACGCTGATGGCGGTTTAGGTTCATCGCAAGCTTACCACATGCTTGTTAATGGCTGTAAATTAAATGCTCTTGTTTCTGATGGTATTGGAGACAATGAAGTAATTTACATTCCTCAAATGAACGATAACGTAATCATCAATGTTATGAGAATGTTTGAGAAAGTTGGTACTCCATTTGAAGATGGTGATGGAATCAAACAAAAATATGGTACTACATTTACAGAATGCGTAAAAGCTCCATGGACTTTAGGTTACAGAAATAACCTAGTGGCTATCTAATAGAAAAAAAAGAGAGGGGAAACCCTCTCTCTTTTCTTGCTTAACAATATAACAATAGCATTAAAGACAAGTAAGGAGAAGATATGCCATTTTTAGTATTAGGTGGAGCTTTAGAGTATGATGGGGATATGAAGCGTTTTTACAATAAACCGCATCCCGCAACAGGTTTATTGGAAAAAGTTTTAGTTCAAGATGGAGAGTATAAAACTCCATTACGCTTAGGTTTTGGGGATGAATGTAATTTTATTGCAAGTTCTCCTGAATTTAGAGAAATTGTTTACAGGGGCGTTCCAAATTTAAAAGATAAAAATTGGATGGTTAATCCAGTATGGAGAGTTCCATCAAATCGCTACTTTAACCTTATCGAAAGAAGTGGGGATGAAGTAGATTATATGCCAATGCACCAAGCATTTAAGAGGCTATTAGAGTTTTACAAATTAAACTTAACTCAATCAGATCAGGTGATATGGTATGAGCCTGATATTGCCGACATTATGATTCAGAATTGGGGTTCTCAGAAAAACTGGCATTTCCCATTATGGTTAATCAAAGAATTAATGAAGATGGGTGAATTTGAAAATGCTTTAAGACGCAGAAAATTATCTTCTGATGGCGGTGAGTATGTTTTAACTCAACAAGAGTATGAACAATTAATGGGAGCTATCAAAGAGAGAGAAGCGATTGAAGCTGAGACATTAGAAGAAACTGAATCTCTAGGTTTAAAAGTATTACTTAAGAGTTATTACGATGGTAAAAAAGCTCAAACGGTTAGGGATGCAATGCCTGCTACTCAAAAAGCAAAAAAACAAAATAAGGATCGTGGAGAATTGCAGCAAATGATTTCAGAGCAATTTGAAGAGGAGCAAAAAACTGCCAATAACGTATCTTAATTTATTAAACGATGCTAGGGGATTGGAGGCTGATTCTCCAATCCCTTTAATTGAAGCAACATCTGCGACAAGCGGCAATGCTTTAAAAGGTATTCAAGCCGTAAACCAAGCGGTACAGTGGGTTTTAGAATCTTCTTCTGATTATGATTTTTATAATCCTGTAGAAAATCTAACAGCTACACTAGGCAATAGTGTTTTAACAGCTCCAGTAGGCGGCTGGGATCCTCAGTTAATAACTAAATTAGTTTTAGTTGAAGCAGGAGAAAACTATTCTGAGATTTTACCTCGTTCTAAGACAGAAGGCAAAGAATTAGAGTTTATTAACACTAACCAAGGCAGACCGCTTTATTATTATATTGACGAGGGAGTAGTTAATTTAGCTCCTGTTCCTGATGCGGCTTATACTATTCAAGCTTTTTACAATTATGAAATGCTTAGAATTACAGCGAGCAATATAGCAAATAATATTATTTTCCCTACTAGCTTTCAAAGGGCTTTAGTTTTGGCAACTCACGCATGGTTAAGAAAAACTAAAGGCGATCCTGAATGGAGACAGCTTTTAGATATGGATGCAAAAGAGGCATTAAATAAAGCAATTATTAAAAACAAGTTTAATTTAAAGATTAAAGGTCGTAGGAAATTTAGAGTTAGATCAAGGGATAGGAATTGGTAAACAAAAGGGATGAAATAAAAAAATACCTTTTTGATACATGGGCTAAGGCTTTTGGTGTTCCTCTTTCTGACGATTACGATATGCAAGGTTATTTTGAAAATGAAATTTTAAAAGGTAAATCAAATCAAGACGTTAGTGCCTATGACAATCAAATGCACTTTACTGATGAATATAAATTACCCAACCATGAAACTTTCTCTAGGCAGTCTAAGTATTGGAAAGAAGGAATGCCAAACAGGGATTGGGTAGGAAATTATTTTATGGATATGGGAACGGGGCAAATCTTAAAAGATGAAACCCCAACACCGCAAGGCGTAGATCCACGATTTTATAATAAATTTAGAAGGGGTAAGTAATTGGTAGAAGCCACACAAACCCTACTAATAAATGATTTTAGCGGTGGTTTAAATCTCCGCGATGCTGAAATTGCTTTACCTTTAAACGAAACCCCAAGAGCTTATAACTTTGAAATTGTTACACAGACAGGGCTACAAAAGGTTAATGGTTTTGAAAATCTTTTTGAGTTTTCTTTCCCTAGTCATATTAGCTGGGATTATGTAGACGTATATACTGATGATGATTTAAATTATTCAATCATCGGTGTTAGTTATCCGAATATTTATTTAATTAATCCTGTATCTGGAGCTTATGAAATAATCGGGACTGGACTGCATAGTATTGGTGAGCCGATTGGAGTAGAAGCTAACGGTGGATATTTTTTAGTTGATGGAGCAAATGCACCAAGATATATTTATAAAAAAACAGTAACTACAGTTACATGGCCGCCTGTTTATACTAATGATAATAATGCTTCTGGGAATTTAGATGAAAGCCCTTACGCCACAGCAGCGAATCCAGTCGCTAGTACGGTAGGGTTTCCCTCAATCGCAGCATTTCACGCTAACAGAATATGGCTAGGTGGAGATGCTTTTAACCCACGCAGGCTGTATGTTTCTAAAATCGGGGACATATCAAATTTTTCTTCCAATGACCCGTTAGATTTTGATATTGCTTTCTTTGTTGATATGCCCGTAGTTAGACCTAGTGTAGCTTTAAAAGTTTTATCAAACAAAAATTTAATTGTTTACTGTGATAATCAAATCGTAGTAGTGCAGGGAATTAATCCCCCTGGTACGGCTTATCCTCAACCTCATTTTTCTTTTGAAGTTTTAAACAGTGAGTTAGGGTGTTTAAGTAAATATTTAGTTCAAGCTAAAGGCGACAATGACCATTATTTTGTAAGCAATCAAGGGCGAATTTTCCAGCTATCAAGTACCGATAATTTCCAAGATGCTAAACCTTTTGGTCTAACGCATAAGATATTTCCTCTTTTGCAGCAATATGATAATGAAGTTTTTAAGAGAGGACGGTTAATTAATTTTCCTTTAAAAGGTGAATTACAGTTTTGGTTTCCAAGTAAAACAACAAAACGATACCCTGACCAAGCTTTAGTATTAAGTTATGGAGATCAACCTGCTAGCGAAACGTGGAGTTTAATTAAAGAGTTTGACGAAGACGAAAACATATTAAAGTTAAGATCATTTTATTTAGATAGAGTTACCAATGAGTTGGTTATAGTAACAGATAAAGCATTTTTGCAAACAAACAAAGGTTTTAATTTTAACGGAAATGCAATCAAGTCTATATATCAGTTAGCGACATTGGATTTTGGGCAACCAAACAATACTAAACAAATTACGAATATTACGGTTAATGCACGTTCTACTAGCGGTACAACAGTAAAAATAAAACATACTTGGGAGAATGGTGCTTCTGGCTCAGAGGATGTTCAAATCCCTGCATTACCAAATAGCTTTTGGGGTGAAGCTGAGTGGGGTGTTGATATATGGCTATCTAGTGCAGGACTGCCAATCATATCTAAAAAATTTACTCCAGCAAACCCAACGGGCAAGTATTTAAAGTTATTTATTGAGCATACTTCTGATAGCGAAGATGTAATTATAGATTCTATTGTTATAGATTTTCAAACCATAGGCAAAGAGTAGGATTATACTTAATATATATGGCTAAAATTGCTAATTCTTCGGCAAATATTAAGACTAAGGGCGTTGGTTCAGCTATTGCTACTGGTATTGGTACTGCGGTAGCCGGTCCAGCTGGTGGGATTGTTGCTGGTGTTCTTGGCGGTGCGGCTGAGGGTGCTATCGGTGGAGCTGCTCCAAAGTTCACATCAGGAATTACAGAAGCAGATATCAACAAAGGGCGTAGTGATATTAACCAAGGTTTCAAAAGAGGAAGCGACATCCTTAGAGGTGGCGTGGCTTCTGGTTCAGGGGTTGGGATTGGAAGTTTAACCCCACAAACAAGAAAGCAAAGACAAGATGACAAGATTAGAGCTATTGCTGAGTCGGCAGATTTCCAATCAAAAACTCCTGCCCAACAAAAAGCTTTTATTGAAAGATTTAGACAAGGTGAGCTTGGCAAAAAGGGTAGGGGTTTAGTCAAGGAAGCCTTGACTGGTGGCGGTTATAAATATGATCCTGCTACTGGGAAATATGTAGTAGCAGAAGAAGAGCCTTTTTTAACAACTCCATCTGATGAATTAAGAGGGCAAGGGATAGAAAACACTGGTGATATTTTCAGTGAGATGGGAGATTTAACATCTTTAATCGGTGAAGATGTTAAAGGTGCATTAGAGTATAAACAAAATTTAAGAGATTATTTTTCTAACCTTACTGGATCAATGGATCAAGAAGGTTTAACGGCTCAAGATCAAGCAGATTTAGATTCTCAATACACACTAGGAAGAAGGAGAGTTCAAGAAACTTTAAGAGATGATCTCCAAAGAACAATGGGCGATTTAACGCAGCGTGGATTTAGTTCTTCTAGTTTATCGAATCAAGCTTTACAGCGTGGGGCATTTGACCCATTAAGTAGAAATATAGTAGATTTAGAAGCAAGCCAAGCAGGGATGAGGCAAGATATATTAAATGCTCGTGCTGCACGTAGAGGGCAATCATTTAGAAATTTACTTGGTGCTGGAGCTCAATTAGGTTCAGGTGGATTTAGTAGTTTAACTTCTGGTATTGTTTCCCCAACAGCTTATGGTGGTTTCACTGATCCTGCTGCTGCTGAATTTATTTATGGTGGCTTAAAAGATCAAGCTGGCAGGCAAGATACACGTGGTACCAACTTGGCTAAAATACAAACAACTCCAAGGATGATTCAAACAGGAGGGTTTTAATTATGCAGAAATTAGGCGGTAGAGGCTGGGGAATTTTAGCAGGGGCAATCGGTGGAGCTAGCAATGCTTACGATGAATACGCTGAAAAAGAGATTAAGAAACAAAGAGCAGAAGCTTTAAAAGAAGCTTTAGGCGGCTTAGGTTATGACAAGTATAGCCAATTAGTAGACCCTACTACTGGCGAGTTAAATGAGCTTGGTACTACTCTTTTAAAAAGCGATTTAGACCAACAAGAGATGGCGGCAAAATATGCAGCGTTAATGGGGCTTGAAGGTGTTAAGCAAGGGAATCGAATGGATTTAGAAAACTACAAGCACGGACTTGATCTTGGAGCAGATAAAGAAATACTTGAATTAGAATATGATCGCAAAGAAAGAATGAAAAGATTATCCCCTGAAACGGGTCGCAGTGGTGGAAGGGGTGGCAAACCAGAGTTGCCTACTTCCGTTAAATTGAATCAAAAGCAGGCGGAAGGTTTATTAACCAAAGAAAAAAATTGGAAGGCTTATATCTTGGACAAAGGAATAGACTCTGACTTACCAAGAGAAGATATTGCGGCTTTAGTGGGACGTGGCGTTTCTATTCCAAAACAAACTGTTACAACTTACAAGAAGGGAGACACTGGATTTTTAGGTACAGGATTATTCCGTACTCCAGTAAAAGCATTAACCCCTGAGGCTCTTGCTTTTAGACAAACCTATGGCTTTCCACTCGGTGGAATGGGAGTAGCAAGACCGAAAGAGGAAATTAAGAAAAATCAACAAAGTGCAGCTCCAGTAAATACTACACAAGCTTCAAGAAGATCATCACTTAAGCCAGTAACTAACCTAGATCGACTTTTACCACAATAATGGGAATTGAAAATTTTATTGAAGATTTAAAAGCTAAAAGTATAAATCCACTTTTAAAAGATCAGGCTGTTAAATACACAGAGGCAGCTTTAACTCGTTATCAAGACGATATTGGACGTGAATTAACTCCAGATGAATTACAATTTGCAGCAAGCAAATTAACCCCTGACCGTATCAATTCAGGAGCTTATGCAAAAAAAGCCATAGCAGATGCAATACAAAGCATTCCTATAGCTGGCAAGACAATAGCAGCAGGGCTTAAATCAGCAGCAGAGATTCCAGCTTTAATGTTAGAAGCTCCTAAAGCTTTATACGGAGCATCTAAAGCTATTCCATCTCCAGCAGAATTAATGATGGATACTTTTGCAGGCAGGGAGAGGGTTAAGAGAGAGTTAGACCCTGTATCTCAAGGTCTAGCTCAAACTGGTCAATTCATACAAGATTTAGCAAGTGATGTTACAGGGATACAAGAAGGGCAAGGATTCCAAGATTTACCTACTGGACTTGGTACAGTAGTTGGGTTACTCGGAGGTGGGTCAATTTATGCTAAAGCTTTTGGAGCAGCTAGCGAAGGTGCTTTAGCGGCAAACATATTTAAAGATTTAACAGCTAAAGGGATTGCAGGCACAGCAGCACGAGAAGCAACTAAAAAAGTTATAGCACAAGCAGGAACTAAAAGATTTATAGCAGGTGCAGCAGCTAACACAATAGCAGGTTCTCCATTGTCTCTCTCGGCTTCAATGGACGAAGAGGGGAACATTAACCTTAAAGACTTAGCTCTAAATTTAGCTATAGATACTACGTTTGGTGGAGCGATAGAAGGTATTGGAGCAGCACTAACCAAAAATTACGGCAAGCAAGCTTTAAGAGAAGCGGGCAGAATGGCTCAAGGGCAAGAAGGCTTTATCTTTAGGGGCAATAGTAAAGAATCTTTAAAGGGTATAGCTGAAACAAAAAGAGCATTTAATAGACGTAATGTAGAAGCATACAAGGCTAAAGGTGCTAACGAAGCAAGGGCAGCAGAAGAAGCAAAAGCAGCAGCAGCATTAAAATACGAAAAGATTGAATCTGATTTAATGCAAGCTAGGTCTTTGACAGAACAAAGGCAAGGGCAATTAGCAGAAGAGCAAACACGTTTAGGGCTTAAAGAAGAGACTAGGCAGAATGTATCTACTTTAAATGAGATGTACGAAGCTGAAAAGCAAACAGCTTTCAAGCAGATAGACACAGAGCAAGATAAATTAGTATCTGAAATCCAAAGAGAAAGTGAACAGAAAACAAAAAACCTGCTTAAACAGAAAGCTGATATAGACAAGCAAGAGCGTACATTAACTAAGCCATTTGATTTAGAAGAAAAGAATTTAGCTAAACAACAGAAGCAAGTTAATGACTCTTATCAACGTGCTAAAAAACAAGCTGAGACGGAGCCTGTAGAAATCACTGAAACTCCCGAAACTGTTTCCCAAGAAACAGCAACGGCACCACAAAGAAATTACGAAGAAGAATTTAATCTTTTTCAAAAAGAAACAAATACTAAATACGAAAGTTTAAAAACTCAGCTAGAAGAATCTAGGCAAACAAAAATTGCAGAACTTGATATTAAATTTAAACAGAAGCAAGAATCTTACGCACGTGAAATTGAACAAACTAAAGCAGAGTATTCTAAATCGCTTGATGAAATTAATAACTTACCAGACTCGGTAAGTAAAGAAAAAAAAGCAAAACGAGTTAAGCAATATTTTGAAAATAGATTACAAAGCTTAGAAAGAAACAATCAAAAACTAGAAGGTCAATATTCTCAAGCAGTTAAGCAAACTGAAGAGCAGGTCGCTAGTAAACTAACGGCATCTCAAGCTGATTTTGAAAAAAGTTTAAAGGCAAAGCAAACAGAATTAGCAGAACAGCAATTAAATAAACTTGATCCTACTTATAAAATTTCATTTAACAAATTTCAAAAAGATTTAAGTTCCGAAGTTAAAACTAAGGTTGAAAATATTAAAGTTTTTATAACAAAAAAAATTGATGCCTTAAAGCTTGAATTGCAAAAATTAGAAGAGGCTTCTGAGGAAGCTGATATTGCTTACAATAAAATTAAACGTGATTTCCTGCAAGAAGGGGCGTTAGAGAAATTTGATGAAACAGAGAAAATAATAACTGCAACAAAAAAAAGACTAGATGCTTCTAAAAAACTTTATGCACAAAAATTAAAAGAAATAAACGAAACGGCTAATCGTCAAATTGAAGTAGTAAAAACTAAAGCAGAGCAACAATTAAAAGCACAAGAAGATAAAGTTAATGCTTTAAAACAAAAAAGACGAGATAAGCGTAGTAAATCAGGGGAGTCTTTAACGCAAGAAGAGCTAAATGCAATCCCAAGTATTAAAACGGCGAACATTGCACTTGGTAAATATAAATATCAAGTAAAAGAAGCAACTCAAAAAAAGATAGCGAATATTAAATCTTTTGCAAAAGAAAAGATTGGAAAACTTGAATCGGGGCTAAAAGAAGAAAAAGCAAACCTTGAATCTCTTTTACAGCAAAAAGAATCATTAAAACCTATTTTAGATAACCCATCTTTAAAAAAAGCAGAGGAACAACGAAATAAAATACAAGAGCAATTAAATAAATTTAAAAATAAAACTTACCCAGAGAAATTAAAAAAACTACAAGAAACAGTAGCAAAGCAAATAGAGACTGTAAAGACAAAACAACAACAAGCATTAGAAGCAAAGCAAGCTGAAATAAATCAATTAAAAGCAGATGTAGAAACAAAGCGTTTGCAAGACATAGAATTACAAAAGCAACAACTTAAAGAACAGAGACTTAAAGCATTAGATGACGAATACAATGCAGCTAGATCAGATGTAGATACTAGGCTTAGTGTAACTAATGCAAATAGAAATCAAGCTGTATCTGACTTTCAAGCCAAGAAACAAGCTTTATTAGAGCAACAGCAAAAGCTTGAGCAGGAAGTTAAAGATAAGATAGATTATTTAAATAGGCGTAGAGAGGCATTAAAGAAACAAAAAGAAGTAGCTTTAAATCGTCAATTTAAGAAAGATGCTTTAAGAGAATACAGAGAGAAGATGGGAATAGAGACTCCTGTTTTGCGTAATGCTGATGATATCGAAATTGATCGAATGATTGCTAAAGAGGAATTAGATCAAATTGATTCTCAGTTAGCAAAGCTTAAGGCAGAACGCAACCCGATTATAGAGACCGAAGAAAAAACAATCTCAAGAGCTGAATTAGAAAAAGAAGCTTTAAACGATATGTATAAAGCGATGTACCGCCATCCAGCGTTAATAGCAAAAATGAAAAGTGAAGTAGGGAAAGCGGAAGTTGAAAATACTGGAGCTTTCATTAGTGATGCTTCTGTGGAAATGCCAACTGCAACTAAAAAACCTAAAAACAAAATTATTCAAACTGCTGAAAATGCGGGGAACTTATGGAATACTTTAGTACAACCAATAATATCAGCTTTAAGAGACATTAACCCATCTTTAGCAGGGCAGCTTCGCAAGTTTGAATTTGCAAGTTCAAAAATTGCAAATAAACATTTATCTCAAGCAATGCCTTTATTCAGCAAGTTAGGGAAATTATTAAGCAAAAATGAAAAGAAAATTTTTAACTCTTATTTAATTAAAGGCGACCATGATGCAATCATGGCTTTCTTATCTAAGATTGATAAAGAAGGGCGACAGTTTAAGGAACTGCCACCAATATTTAAAGTACCTTTAAAATTTTTAGAGGCGGAAGACACCGCAAGAGATTTTGAGAAATTAATAAATAAACCTTTAACGGAACTATACGAAACAGGGGTTAGACCTGTCCTTGATGATCTTTATGCACAACAAACCGAAGCGGGGCTTGAAGTAGGTTTTATTGAAAATTATTTCCCAACAAGTGTTAAAAAAGATAGCGTTGAGACTTGGCGTTCACTTTTTGATTTAGATAAAATCACAGATGATTTAAAAGCTGATCCAGCAACAAGGACAGAATACGATACAGCTTTAGCTAAAGAAAGAAAAAAACTTGGGCGTGAACTTGAGGAGCTAGAGCGAATTGAGTTTACTAATAAGTTTTTAAGAGGTTACGGTGGAGTAGGCAGCACCCCAACACTTTCTAACAGAAAACCTAGATCGGGATTGGCTCAACAGATGGAAGGGATTATTTTTAAGGATGCTAAAGGGAACGAGCGTTTTCTTTCTGACTTATACGAAGACCCAGCTACAGTATTAGAGAATTATATTAATCGCTCTACTTTTGACATAGAGAGTCGTAAATTCTTTGGTAGAGCGGATGGTGCAGATTTAACTACAAGTGTCGGTGCTTTTACAGATAGTCTAAGACAAAACAATGAAATCTCAAGTGAACAAGTTGTTAAGGTTAAGGATTTACTTACAGCACGTTTTGTTAATGGTCCTAAAAAGCCAGCTAATTTTGCTCGTTTAGCTAAAGACGGAGCATTGCTTACTGCTCTGAATGATATTCAAAGTACAATAACACAGGCTACGGAGCTTGGCACTAGTGCTTATAGGAATGGTATTTTGAATACTATTAAAGGTTTAGGGCAATCATTTGACCCTGAGACTGTAAAAACCTTAGACTTAGGCATTGCCCGTATCGGTGCGGATTATGCTGATAATCCTTCCGTGGTTCGTAAAGTTGTTGATTTTGCTTTGAAGATAAACGGTTTTAGGGCAGCGAATAAATTAATGCAAGAAACACAGTTAAATGCAGGATTTAATTATTTTAAAAATGTTTTTACAAAAGAAAAAGGTGCGAAGTTCGATAAAGAATATTCTTATTTAAAAAGCATGTTCGGGGTAGATGAAGCCGATAGAATGGTACAAGCTTTTCGTACTAAAGATTTAAAAGAAGCGTATGACGATGATAGCATTGGGCTTGCTTTATTTGAACGCCTTTCAGGAACGCAAGTTTTATCTTTAAGCGATATGCCTGCTGGATACTTACAAGCTCCAGACCTAAGATTCTTTTATGCGTTAAAAAGCTTTAGTTTAAAAATGCTTCAATTCACTAAAGATGAAGTCTACAGTGGTATGGCAAATGGGATTAAATCTATTGCAACTAAAGGATTAAACAAACAAAACACTAAACAATTAGGCGAATCCCTAAGAAACGCTATTGCTCTTAGTGTTTTAGTTGGTGGTTCAAACTATGGAATTAATTATTTTAAAGATATAATCAAAGGAAAAACAAGCGAAGAATATCAATCTTTAGAAGAGAGAGCGGTTGAGGCAGCTTTTCAAACATTTATACCAATAGTAAATCCTTATATGTTTTACAAGTTAGATAAGCAAGGTTTAGCGGCAGGGTTTGGAAGCTTTATTATGCCTGCAGCTCCATGGCTTGATGCGTTAGATGCCGATGTAAAAGAATACAGGAAGGCAGTAGATACAGGCGAAGAATATAATCCTTTCTTGTCTAGGATTTTAGTGAATAATATTCCTATCGCTGGTAAAACATTATATGCGTGGAGTCCTGCTGGTAGAAAGCAATATGAAAATGCGATTGAAGCAAAGCAAAAAGACAGAGCAGCTAAAGAGAAAAAATTGAGAGAAAAACAACTTGCAGAGTTGAGAGGCTATTAAATTAGAGTAAACTTAAGATAGAGTGGCAACTAAAGGCGATTTAACAACTCCATCATCCAGCTCATTAACTACGTTTACTAATGGTGCTGGTAATTTTATTGATGCAGTTGATGCAAATGGTAACTTTTCTTATTTACTTGGTCAATTAATAACTTTAAATAATGTAATAGCAGATCAAATGCCACAACTTGGCGTGGCTAGTGTTTATACTGCTTTGCAAACTTTTACAACGATTGCAGTTAATGTGATTAATGAAGCTACTTTAAATGGCGATATAGTTTTAGACTGCAATGGCTCGGGGAAGGTACGTTATGCAGATGGCTCTAGTGATACCGAAGTAGCTTCTAAAGGCTATGTTCAAAGTGTGGCTTTTACTGCTGGTAATGTTCCTGCTGGTGGTACTGCTGCGACATGGCTAGAGGGTAACGGTACTTGGACTGACCCAAGAACATTTACGCCATGGGAAACTAAAGCTATTAACTTTAACGCTACTGATAAAGGGCAATATTCTATTAATACTGGATTAAATGTTCAGTTACCTTCGCCAACTGCAACAATTAATTTTAGGGTGAAACCAGCAATAGGGCAAGATTTTACAGCTACTCCATCAACCTTAGTAAGAGCAGGCTCAGAGCAAATAGCAGGAGATGCAGCTAATTTCACGATGGATATAAACGCTATTTATGAAATTACAAGTAATGGTACTAACTGGGATGTGGCGATAACGCCTATAGGGAGAGTTTAATTATGGCAAGTGCAAGTGATTTATTCAGCAGCGGAAAAACTTCGCATAATTTCGTACTAGGGGAAAACGTAAACACTGGGGATTCTTTAATTTTATCTGCTAATGGACAAGTTTTTAAAACTCCAGTAGGCAGACCGCTCAACGGTGATCTACTTGCAGATTTACGACTATTCCCGTCATTCACTGGTAAAGGTGCTATATGCTTCCATGAAACAACCAATAAGCTTGTTTACGCTTATACTAACGGGACGAATATCTTTATCAAAACTGGTGCTGTAAATCCCAATACAGGCGATATTACTTGGAGTACAGAATTAGCTACAGGTATAGCGTGGGGTACAGCCCCTTTAGGCTCTAAGCTTATTGAAGTAGGTGCTTCTACAGCAGTTTTGCTGTATAGATCAGCAACAAATACACTAAGTGCTTTAGCTATAGACGTATCTGGGGCTAACCCTACAGTAGGCTCAGCGGTATCGGTAGCAACTAACGTATCTAATACAGCTTCAGGAAATACTTCTTTCGGCATAAATAAACATTCAGGGACTGTTGCAGTAGCGGTTTATGCTAGATCAGATAGCCCATCTTTACAGACAAGAGTTTTAACTTTAACAGGTACTTCTATATCAGTAGGTTCAGCTAACAACATAGTAGCCTCTGGAAGCACTAACGATAGAGGTAGGATTAGAGGTTTATCTGTAGATACTATATCTGGGCAACACATTATTTATTATTCGACAGACAGTGCTGGATCTTCTTCTTACGAGGCATGTTTAGGTACTGTATCAGGTACTACTATGACTTTTGGGTCTGTACTTGGAGTAGGTACAGACAACGGGCAGACCGCTACGACTGAAGATACAGGGTTTTATCACGATGTAACTAACAACAATTGCTTTTTTGGTTATCGCAAAGGCGGATCCACTGACACCGCTATACTATGTCGAGGCATTACAGGCACCGCTTTTTCAGGGTCTGGTGCAGAATACTTATATTATGGAACTGATGCTAACGGACGTTTTAGTGTAGAACCTATAAGTTCAGGACTATATTTATTTCTAGGGCAGTCTGGAGGTGTTCAATCCCGTTTAGTTACAGTAAATTCAACTACTATTACAGAAGTAGATGGACAGAACAGTTTCGGATTTCCTGATGCTACTGTTCTGGCTAATGCTGGCTGGAGGCTTAATATAAACGGGGATTTAATTTATAGAAATTCTCTACTGTTAGATGTAACAAGAATAGGGCAGAGACAACTAAAAAGTTTTTCGCAAAACTATTATTCCAATGTATCCTCTTTCGGATTTGGTTCTTACCAATCATACAGTAAAAACTACATAGTTAAAAACGGAGCGGTTAATACACCTATACTTGTCGTAATTAATAATACATTTGGCTCTACAGTTCAGTTCTCCGTATTATATGTTTACGGGAACAGGGTACTGCCAAACCCTTTACCTGTAGGTATAGCAGCAGAATCTGGAACTACGGGGCAGACAAAAAAAGTTAATCTATCCTCAATGTACTCGGGTTATAGTACTCAGGTAGCTTCTGGACTAATCCCAGGACAAGCTTACCACGTAAGCCCTAATGGCGGTTTAGGTTTATCTGGCTCTCAAAGGGAGTACGTAGGAATGGCTTTATCAAGTACATTGTTGAGTTTAAATGATAACGGAGCTTTAGGTTTATTATGACAGAAGGGTTATATAGAATTAGAATGAAAAATTTGGTAAGGACTTTAATCGGTACGCCACTTTTCGACATAGCGAATAAATATTTTTTAGAGTCTAAAGCTTTAGAGCTTTATATCTTGGATGATGAAGGTTTGACGGAAGAAGATCTGTCTCTGATTAAAGCTCAGGTTGAGTTAGATCTTCAAACAGGTAAAATCCCTGAGACTTTAAAAAACGCTTTGGTAGCAGCGTTAGAAGGGTTGAAATGAAACCAAATAAAGGCAAAGCAGTAGCTAAAGAAAACTTTAATTTCAAGAAAGAGCATAAATCTAATAAAGGCGGTTTGACAGAAAAAGGGCGTAAAGCTTATAATGCAGCTACAGGTTCTAACTTGCAAGCACCTCAACCACAAGGCGGAGCTAGGAAGAAATCATACTGTGCTAGAAGCAAAGGGCAAATGAACGACTTTAATATTGATTGTTCTAAAACCCCTGAAAAAAGGATTTGCAAGGCTAGAAAGAGATGGAAGTGTTAATTATGAAAAAGAGCGGTAAAAAGAGATAAACTTAAAACATGAGCGGACTAGGACCAAGAGGAACATCAGCAACACCAGTAGCTATTTTAGGTGGAGCAACGCACGCAATCTCTTTTACTGCGACAAGTGCAAGAAATGCGACACCATTTAACTCAAAAACAAGAATTTTAGCAGCAATGGTAGCAGACCAAAACTGCTACATTGAAGCTGGTGATAGTACGGTAGTAGCCACTACATCAAGCACGTACCTAGCAGCAGGGGCAGTATATAGTTTTGGTATTGACTCAAACATTACGCATATAGCAGTTATCAGGGCTACTACTGATGGTACATTAAGATTCTTTGAATCAAAGTCTTAAGGCTTCGTAATCCCCTCGCAAAGATTCTTTTAAGAAGGTTACATTGCGGTTCAGTATTTGATTTAATTCAATAAAGGTTAAGTTATAAATTTCGCATAGTTTATTTTTAGTAAACTCTTGATTTAGATAACTTAGGACTATAGGGTATTCATCTTTGGGGATTTGAGATAAGAAGTATTCTAAATTTTCCGAAAGATCATCATATTCTTTTGAGGCAAAAGGGATACTTTCTTTAATTAATTCATGGTCATTCAAAGGTACATCTATAGACTCAACTAATTGGCTTGAGTAGGCTTGGTATAATTTATTAAATTGATTTTTTGAAAGCTTTAATTTTTCTCTAATAGTCTCTAGTGGTTCAACATTAAGTAGGCTATGCAGCTCTTGAATTGCGTAATATTTCAATACGGGAATTTTAATCGTTGAAGAAGTTTGAATAAACTTTTGGATTCGTTGGTTAATCCATTGCCCAGCGTAAGTGCTAAATCTATAGCCTAGTTTTGGATTAAACTTTTCAGCAGCACGCTTTAAACCTGTAACAGCTTCTGAAATTAAATCTTCTAGCTCATAACCCCTGTCTATAAATCTATTTGCAATATGCCTAGCCAATCTTAAGTTATGATAAATTAAAATCTTTTCATAAATTGGTCTTGCTAATTCATTGGAATTAAACCAAGAAGCCAACTCTTCTTCTTCGTTTTTCTTAAGAACTGGGATTTTTTTTATCTTGTCTAACAGGTTAGATAAACTCATGTTCTTATTATAAGACATATAGAGTAAACTTAAAGTAATGGGGAATAGTTTAGACCTAGAATTGGATTTAATGATTGAGCAAGCCGTAACAGGGGAAACTCCATCTTTAGCAGGGCAATCAATGGGGCTTTTATTGGCTTTAACTTACACAAATTAACATGGCAGATAACGTAACGATTACCGAGGGTTCAGGAACACAGATAGCGGCTGATGAAGTCGCAGGAGTTAAATATCAACGTGTAAAAATATCTATTGGTGAAGATGGTGTAGCTAATGATATTTCTACTGCTAACCCAATACCCGTAAACATTACCAATACTTCACCTTTAGAGGTTATCGTAAACGGGGTAGAAACATGGCTTAAAACCATAGCCCAGTTTCTTCAATATCCTAACTATTTAGACAGAACTATTAATGCGATTAGAGTGGCAGTGATTAATACTATCGGTACTGTAACCACTGTAACAACTTTAACAAACCAAACGAACATAGGTGGTTATACCGCAGACGTTCAAAACTATGCAGGGTCAAGAACTGCTTGGTCTCAAATAGTGAGAGGAAGAATAAGTTAATGGCAAACAATTTTAAAAAAGTAATAGATAGACCTATGTGGATTCCTGTAGCTCCAGCTCCAAATGCACATGCAGCAGGTGCTTGCTTATGTTCAGATTTACGCTCAGACATTTCAAGAAATCCCTTTGTTTATGATTTACTGTCCACTGCCACACTCAACAGGTTTAACATTATCACAAAGAGTTCAGCACTAGCGATAAACCCTGGACTCGGTGGAACTTTTGGTATTGGTGCTGCAACAGTGTTTGCTCCATCTCAAGGACTTAAAGGAACAATCACAACAGGAGCTACTACTACAAGTATTCCTACATCAACTGTAATTACTGCGGTAGGAGCTAACATGCTTGCTAATCGTGGTGGTTCTGGAGACTATGGTTTTAAAATTAGAATTATTGGCAGAGCTGCTGGAAAAGTAGAAGAAAGATTTATTGTAGCGAACACAGCAGGAACAACCCCAACTTTTATACTTGATAATGCACTTACATTCACTCCAGCTAATGGAGACTTGTATGAGATTTTAGCTGGCAGAGTTTTTATGCTAAGTGCTGGTGCTATAGTGGCTACTTCTTTTAGAAGTTTCGAAGTTGCTGCAAACACTCTAGCGAATGGTGGAACTGCTGGGCTTCCTACTCCTGCGACTGATTCGGCTATAGTGGCTTTAGACGAGCAATACACTCCTTATAACCATAATCCAGGTGAAGGATTCATCAAAGGTACTTTTGAGTATGATAATAATTTAGTGTCAAGAAAAGCTCTAACAGCAACAGCAACTACCGCAAACACGATTACTGGTCAAGCTAGTGGTGGGGATTCTGGAGTTTTAGCGAATGAGTATAGAAATTTTCAGATCAGAATAGTTCAAGATACAACGAATCCAACAGCAATCAATCAAAGAGCGTATATTGCTTCGCATACTGCAGGTGCAAGTCCTGTCTACACATTAGGTGCAAACTGGACTGTTCAACCTTCAAGCACGGCTAAATATGTCATAGAGTATCCTAACTTGTTAGTTTTAAGAACTGCTGCAAACACAACTACTTATACGTACAATTATAACGATGCCGCTTACAACAACGGAACAACTAACTTAGCTGCGAACACTTGGAGTACAACTCTTTTTGGTACTGCTCCTGCGGCTAATGCTGCTGGGAACATTTGGTGTCCTGCGTATGGAATCCAACCAGACACACAAAAAAACGCTAGACATTCGCATTTATTCTTTTTCAGAGGAAGTGCAGTAACACTAGACTTGCTTGACATAGCAGGCGGTACGACTGGTTTATGGACTGGTGCAGTAGTTTATGACGGCAACGTAATTACGATGGGAACGGGTGCAAGTGCCGCTTATTCCCCATTTAATGGAGAAGGTAGGTTCACGTACATTAATGCTTATGTAGCTTCTGCAATTAATCAAATTTTTAGGTTCGATGCAAAGAACAGAGTTTTATCTCCCTACACACCGACAGATGATATTCAAGCTGGTACGGCAGCAGTAGGAAATAGAATGGCGGCTTATGTAGCTATAGATGGCACTGACTTATACGATGTGGTTTTGTTGAAATCACATTTGAGTACAAAAATGCAGGAGCTTATAGTTTTAGTATGACGATTTTAGATTTAATTAAATTAACAGAAAACAAGCTTCAAACATTAAACAGGAAGTTAGTTATTCTAGAAACAGAGGGTGCTATTGACGCTATTCTCAAATTAAATTCTGAAATAGAAGAGACAGAGGCAATACTAAATCAATTAAAAGGATTAAATTAGCATGTTAGGCGGAGCGGGTGCAGCAAAAATAGAAAACAGACTAGTTCAAATAGGTGAACTATTTAGCGAAGAATTTAAAGAGCCTTTAAAAGAAAGGGTTTTAGACGTTTTCAATCAAGAAGTTGAAAAGCTTTTAGCGAAAAAAGTAGATAAGCTCAAGGGTCAAAAAGGCGACAAGGGCGAGCAAGGGGAAGCTGGCTTAAATGGAGCTGATGGCAAAGATGGTTTAAACGGACTTGATGGCAAGGATGGTTTAAACGGACTTGATGGCAAAGATGGCTTGAATGGTCTTGATGGCAAGAATGGTGTTAATGGCAAAAATGGTAAAGATGGCATTAATGGTAAAGATGGTAAAGATGGCATTAATGGTAAAGATGGCTTAAATGCAGAATTTGATTATGATTTTGCGAAAAAAGAATTAGCTTCTTTATTTGAAGAATGGAAAAATAATTTAGGGGATTTAAAGGGCGAGAAAGGGGAGAAGGGCGAGCAAGGCGAAAAGGGTAAAGATGGTGCTGAATATCCGACAAAAGAAACAATTTTAATTAGCAGCGAGCTTACCCAAGTAGCAGCATTTGAATTAAAGCAGTCTAACTACAAAGCTTTAATTCAAATTACAGCTATGGGGTCTCAAGGTACTTTTTTTGATGCTGAGCTGAGAGTCTTAATACAAAATCTTTTAGGCGAAAACAGAATAAAGTCTAACACGAATGGTGCTTCATTACCTGTTAATCCTGAGAATTTAAATTATTTAGTTAAAGTTGAAGGCGGTTTATTAAAAGTTTTCTTATCGGGTAAAGCAGAAGAGCAAATCGGTGTTACTGTAGTATTAAAATGACGGAAACAGAGTACATCTTTAAATCCTATGAATTGTTAATGCTTGTTGGTTCAATCATTGGTGGTGAATTAACTGTACTTATTATTTTTTACAACTTAGTCATAGAGCCACAATTAAAAGTTTTAGATAAAAAGATTTTAGCTTTAGAAGTTAGGACTGATGAACAGGGCAAAGATATTAAAGGCTTAGAAAAATCAACAATTAAAATTGAAGAGAATTTTCGCATGGTTATTGCTGCTTTAAATGAGCTTAAGGATAATTTTAAAGAGTTTTTAAAAGAAGAAAGACAGAGAGAAAGGTAACAAGCCTTGATTTTTATTAAAAAGAAAGCTATCCTATTTGAGCATGAAGCTAGGAAGCGGGAATAGAGTATCGGGTTTAGATAATTACACTGAATCAGAACATAAATATTATGGTTTGATTATAAGCTGGAAAGAAAAATCCATTGGCAATCCTTTTAAACATGATGAAAGTTTATTTCTTGAATTATGTAGGGCGGTAGGATTTAAAAGCTTTACAGAGGAAGCTAAAGCTCAGAAAAGAAAAGAAACAAACATAGCAAATCTTCCAAAAAAAGAACCAAAAATTCTACCAATTTGGACGGGCAGAAGAGCTCCTATTTTAAAACCTGAAAGCCAAGCAGTTAAAGACTGCATTATCAGGCTAGGTGCTAATGGGGCATGGTTTACAAGATCAGATGCGAAGGAAGCGATTAAATCTGTTCTCACTAATTTAGATAATATAGATAGCACGATTCATTCGCAGCTTTTAGTTTTAAAAAAGCACGGAATTGTTAAGAAAGTTGGTGAAGGCAAAAGTCAAAAGGGTATCACTGGTAAAAAGAAAATCAATTATTATGCTTTGGTATAAAAAAAAGCACTAGGGGAAAAATTGAAAAAACCTAGTGCTTTTGTGAAGGAAGGAAAAAACCTTGTTTAAGAGGTTCAAGAATTAATATAGCACAAAAATAAAAGAGCCGCTCTATTTGAGCATACCTGTAAACAGACAGAGGCTAGGCGGCTACTGTTATTTTAATTATACCGCTCTTTATAAATAAAAGCCCTGCAAAGCTGGGGGCAAGCAGGGCTGATTAAGTTGTACTCTTTTCTTTTACCTTATTGAGTTTAAAGTTTGGTTAATAAGTCCAAGTGGCATATTCTGGTCTTAAATCTAAGTGAATAAAATTTGCTACAGGGTTTATAGCTCTACCACCTTTTTTAAAAGTCGCATTAACAAAAGCATAGACTTCTGAAAGTGGCACGCCTGAGACCCTAAAATCAGCAGCTAGTCCGCTAGTATGTTGGGATTTACCGCTTCTATTTCTTTTTAATTCCCAAGTTACAGGTCTAAAGCCACTCGTGATGATTAAAGGTTTACCAAAATAATCTCTAATGATCTGCAAAGCAGTAGCAAGTTTAGTTAAGTTTCTATCTACCTCAATACTCCAAGCCTGCTCAATGAGCGGGGCTATTTCAGCTTTGTTTACAGTTGGGGTGTAAAGAAGCTCATAGAGGCTTATGTTAGGTGTTAATTGGCGGTTTAAAATCGTCATGCTTACATTTTACCTCTTATTTGATTTGGTAGGGGTTAGTTATTCCCGAAACGGGAATCCCCGTTTTGGGAAGAACGTTTGCTTATTTGACTGTTATTTGATTATGTCCAGTTTATCACGTTAAAAACTGGACATTCCAACGACATACCGACAACATAACCCAATCGCTGATTAAGTTTTAACCATATTACTGGTGTCAAGAATATGGTTTTTAGAGACCATGCAGGGCGATGACATTATTTCCATTTGGGATTTTTTAACCTGTTCCAGCTAACAACTGCAAGGTAAGCAGCTTTACGTTTCCAAAAAGGGAAGCCATCTTCTTTTAAAATCAATTCAAATAAGCCATGTGTAATTTTTTGGCTTTTAATTTGATAGCAGCATAAGGCATCGTGAAATAAAGCAGCTCTTAAAGTATTGCCTTCAAAGGGTTCACCGATAGCAGGCTGTAACCATTTAGGTATGCTCATTCCATCAGTCAGATAACCTTCGGGTACTGTGGCAGTTACCCCATCAAGCTTATGTTTTGGTTTAATTACTTTAACGTGATACGGTTTTGTTACACGCATTGTTAATTTGACTTGCGAAAAATTAGGCTCTAAGTCTTTTTTAAAATCAAATTCACTAAATTCTAGCATTTAAAGTTCCTCTAAGGCTTCTAAAAGAGATTCAATAAAAGCCCATAGTCGATTTAAAAAGTTCACTGCTGACATTTTCTCCTAGCAAAAAAAGCCATTATTTACATTTTTTACCAGTCTTTGGAGCTGGCATAGTTTTTTTAGGTGCTGGTTTTGATCTAACTTTCATACAAAAATTATATACTACTTTTTTTTAAAGTAATAGCTGATAACAGAAAGAATCGCCATCAGAGCGGCAGTAATCACACTAAGCCAAGTTTCTTTTGAAAGAGCATAGCAGTAAAGCCATGACAATAAAAACATAGCTATAGTTTGCAGTACAAGTTCTTTACTCATTTCGTCCTCTCCATGTGGCAAGCCCAAGAAGCACATAAAGCACAAATAGAAACAACCAAAAGCCAGAAAAATACCCAAATTAAATAAGGTATAAATGAAGCGGCGTAAGTCTTTAAAAGCTCAAAAACTAAATAACTGCCTAATCCATAGCCAAGAAAAACCCCAAGTGCTTTTAAGAAGTTAATTAAAAATCTCATTCTCCCCTGACCTCGCCTAATTTGCTTTGAAGTAACTTGTCTATGTACCAATGAGCCTTAAGTACGCCATCGATGAAAGCTTTAGTTTCTCCCACTGTACCACCGATAAAAATAGTTTTAAAAGGTTCATCGCTACCCCTCTTTCTTTTTTTAATTTCTTTTTTGCAAATAAATAAAATTTCATCCTTATCGCAAAAATATGGGGAAATGCAATCTTTGTAATTTCTAAAATATATTTCTAGATTCGCTATTGTACTCATTCTTTAAACTCCAAGTGCTTTTAAAAAGTTAATTAAAAATCTCATTTCTTAAACCCTATATCCTTTTCAAACTTAATGCTAATCTCAAACTGATAGCCATTAGAGTTATATTTATAAGTCTCATCAATCTTTTTCATGTGGTCGCTAGAGCCTGTGGTTATCATGGCTTCTACAAAGCTTTCTAGGTGGCTACTTAGGTAAGCCTTAATAGCATTAAGCTTTAGGCTTGGCTCTGTGATTTCTTTTAGTTTTTCTTTAAGTTTTTCAATTAGCATTTTTAATTCTCCCATATTCTGCTATTAGCAAAGCTTCTGCCATGCCGTCTGAGTCTGTTCTTGACCTATTAGAAGCTTTTAAATTCACTAAGGGGAATAGCTCTTTAGCCTTAGCTATTGCTTCCCCTTTATCAGCAGGCAAATCGAAGTAATTTTTCCATTCTTGCGGCCTAACTGTTTTAACATCTAACTTGCATGACTCCATGATTCCCCTTAATCGTCCGTAATTTTCAGCAGTAGTAGCAGTAGAAGTCCTAGATTCTATGCCAAGATAAAAAGGTTTCTCGATTAAAACTAAATCAATATCTCTAGTTGTCATGATGACTTCATACAAGATGTCAAAAAAAGCTTTAGAGTCTATGATATTTTTAGTTTTATAAATGGTTTTACCTTGTTTTTTAGCGAGCTTTTCTTTTTTTGTTAAGGCTTTAACTTTCTTTTTTGTT